AACACCCACGGCCACGGAATGCGGAAGGACCCTAACATTTAGCGTAGCCCCCTTAAAGTATTACATAACAGCGGTAGGGTTTGTCTTAAATACCAGCGGCGTTTTTTGTTCTTTGTTATTACATAGATTGGCTTGCGGCCATGCACTGCAAGGCTGGCCTCCTGAGTAAGGGCAGCCATTGCGGTGCAGTCAAGCCGCAATAGGCGTTGCAACTGTTTGTCATTGACCGTGGCCGCCAGTGGCCACCAGTGGCTTAGTAATTCCATAGCACCCAGTTAGGTGGTGGGGTTATGTGTTCCTCAAATGGTCTTGGATGTGAGCGGCCCCAGTTGCGCAGGTTGTTTTCCATCTGTTGCAACTGCTGGAGTTCATAGCTGCTACCTGCTGCTAGCCATGGCCTTGGCTGCTTACGTCTTGTCATCGCCTTACACCTCGCAGCTTGTCTAGCTGGCGTGTTGCTTGCTCTAGAGGCCAGCAACCCTCCTGCTTAGGTAGTAATTGATTGAGTTGCTGCTGCTCTTCTTTTGTTACTTGCCAACAACGCTTAAAAGCCTCGGGTGTGATTGCACCTTGACCTGATAAAGCATTCATTAGTTAGACCCCAGAACCATTTGAGCTGGGTGCAGTGCTGCGATATCGCATAAGTTAAACAGTATCAACTCAGCGGCACCAGAAATGCTTTTGTTGTTGCTGAACCTATCTACTATTAACTGTGGCGCTCCCCAATACACACAGCGCAGCATTGTAGGGTCTACAAATATCACTTTGCCTTCAGTTATGTTGCGGGTGGAATAAATAGGGAAGCCAGCAACTCTATGCTTATCGGTATAGGTAACAGCTAATTCGCCGCCGTCTGCATCAATTTGCGTCTTTAGCAAGTTGGCAAGTGTTGACGGGTGGCACAAGAATACGCAACGGCTCAGGTCTGCATCAGCATCACCAGCGGTTTCAATCATGCCCACCAGTTCGGCATACGTTGGCACTGAGGCGGCAAATGCTTGAGTGCCTGCGCCGGTGGTATTAAGCAGGCCCAGGGGCTGGTTATTTGTACCGGTACCGGCGATAAAACCTGACTCAATTACTTGGGCAACTGCTGCTGATATTTCGCCTAGTACAGCCGATTCAAGGTCTATAGCTTGGAGTTGTAATCGACGGGATAAAACAATTCGGGCAGCAGCCATTCGCCCACTTGCATTAACACTTCGAACTGTGGGAAGACTTTCAGCAGGTGCCCCACCATCAGTTACCCATGCGCCACTACCAGCTACCCAAGCTGGCAAATCAACTGGGCCGGTTTGGCTTACCTCCAACCGCTGCGCTCCTAATTTCTCAAGCAATAGTTGGGGTCTAGCTGCTGCTGCAACCGCTTGAATTCCTGTTGGTATCAGGTTGCCACCTGCGCTTGCTATGCCTACACCTAAATCTCTGCAAAAGGTTTGAGTTGGCAAAAATGTTGCATCACTACCTCTAGGGCCAAATACTTTTTCATCTGGCTTGCGGAGGCTGTTGCTAATGCCTGCTTCATATCCGCGGCCATCACGGTCAGCAATAAGGCTTGCCAGTCGGTAGTGGCTTCCAGGGATTTTCATTGAAACGATATGTCGATACAATTATTCTAGCAACACATGTTTCCTCGTGTACCACCACTCCCGCTTCATCAGCACGGCGCAAGCCTGTTCAATTTTTAACTTGAGTCGAACAACTCTTTATCGAATGCGAAAAGAAGGCATCGCAAAAGTAATTACTCATTTTTTCTACAATGGCCCTTACATTATTTGGGATGCTGAAACCTTGGAGCATCTGCTGCGGTGTAGGTGATTACCAAACGTTTGGGCAGGCAACAGCCATTGGGGCCGCCATGGTGGCTAGCAGCGATTCAAGGGCATTTAGCTTTTCGCATATCGGCTTCTACCTTTTGAACCCTTTTCATTTCTTCAACCGCAAATTCTTCGCCAATGCCTTGACGAAGAAGGGAATACGTGTTTTCTCTTGCGTTTAGTTGAGCCCGGATCTGCTCGGAATTAGTGCCGCGTCTGGTGGCCATAAGGGCTTCCATCTCTGCCCTGTCGGTTGCCAATTTGATAAGAACGCTGCTTTCTAATCTTTTTTTAGCTTTCTCCATTGCATCACATTTCAGGTAATCCACTTCTATCTCTGGGGCTTTTGCTGGTGGCTTTTTTGTTGCTTGTGCCAAAGCAGGTCCACCCACCAGCAGCGCCAGCAGTAGGGCCTTAGGTAGGTGTTTCATCATTAGGCGGCAGGTGTGGGGATATTAGGTGGTTGAGCCCATGCGGCTGATAATTTCAACCAACTGGCGCGCAACCGTTTTGAAGCCAGTGGTGCTGGCTCAGATGCTGGCGTGGGGCTTTTTTCTTCCATATGTTCTTCTATATGGAAAAATTTAGCCCCACCTACATAAGTAGTCAGTTCAGCCAACCATTTATTAGCTAAAGCTTCACTTCTGATTCCTTGTGGTGTTGGTAATGGTCTGGCTTGATACACGTAAACATCGCGTTTATCGCCTGCCCTGTCTTTCAAGCGGCCTGTTGATGAACAACTCCACCCGATTGCACCTAAAAGTGTTTTAAGGGTGCCGCTTGCCCTTTTGCCTGGGCCTATCCCAAGTGCAGCAACTAATTGCCCTCTGTGTACCGTGGCTTTTCTATGTAGCTCAATAATTTCTGGATCATTAGCTGCAATAGCTTCACCTGCCTTAAATCGCTGTAACAGGTTTGGCAGTTGCATTGCTTTTAACGCTGCCAGTTTGTGGCCCATCGTTACCCGTGGCCGGTCGGGTTCAAATGGCATGCCCTTTGAATCAAGTGCAGCAATAGCGGCCTTATCGCGGCTTGGCAGCATTGCTTGTGCTTCTGGTGTTTCAAGTAGCCAGCGCATTTTTAGTTGCTCTAATAAGCCTTCCCTGTCAATTTTCAATAATTCATGGGTAAGTGCTTCTTGTTCAGGATGGCCCCATCTAGCTAGTAACTGGTGACGATCCAAAGCGCTTTTTTCTTCTGGGCTAAGTCGTTGCTTTTTAGATAGTGCCTTGGCTTCTTCATCGGTTAATGGTAGTGCATTTATTAGCTGTTCATCAGCTCCAACTTTATATTTATTCGATGCTATTTTGCATTCAGTAGCTTCTTGATCACCGGCTGGGAATGCTTCAAGATTGGGAGCCTGTAGTGCCCAGCCTTCATATACAAGTAGACCTGCAATTGATGCTGCATAAGCAAAGCGTTGTCTGTTGCGATAAGCGCCAAGTTCTGCCCACGCTTGGAGCCACGCACCTTCTGCATCACCAGCCACTAGCTGGCCATATAGAGGGTCAGCAATAGAGCGCAAATCTTTTATTAACTTGGCGGCATTTGTAGCGCCACTACCCACACGCATGGCAGCGCCAGGCGCCCGAATTGGTGCAAATATATAAGCAGGTACTTCAGGGCGCCTAACACGAGCTAGAGCCTGTGCAACGTGCTCTGGTGCAATGTGTCCGCCTGCATAGGCAATCACCGCAGCTGGCTCCCAAGTGTTAAAACTGATGCCACTTGATATAGCTGGTGTGCAATAAATTGCATCATATTTAGCGGCTTCGCTATCTGGTGCATTAACAATTGCAGCAGCAGCCTCTGGCCTAGTGCTATCAATAACTAATATGCGCGCATCTGGCTTGAGTTCTAGATGTAGTTGAGCAAGAATCAGGGCCGAATTACTGTATTCTCCTTGCTGTGCTGATGTCCAACATAGAAAGGGTTTTCCATCAGCAATTAAGTTGCCTAATTTGCCTTTAAAGGCTTTGCTAGCGCTTTGTGCAGTTTTATAGTCATTCGGTGCGAATAAAGGCCGGCCTTTCATTGGTTGATGCAGGCTTTCTACTATTAGGGCCCGTCTACCGCTTAAGCGCTCAAGCAACTCAACCGCCCAATTTGATAATTGAGCATCTAGGGCAATGATTTGGCGCATCCGTGACAATTGCTCTGCTGCGGTGCGTAATACTTCGGCCCTGCGTTTTGCCAATGCGGTGCCGGTGCTTAATAGCAGGTGCTCAACTGCTTGACACCATTCATCAACTACAAAAACACCTCCGCTATAGCTAGCCCCGCTGATGCGCAAGGCGGTATTTGGCGCCCAGCTATCCCAACAACCAGCTACACCCTGCTGGCGTTCAGGACTACCGGGTTTTGGGCACCACGGCACCCCGATTGCTTCTGATGCTGCTTGGCCTAGCGCTTTTCGGTGACTTGGCATCAATATCGGGACACCCTCTGCCATCAGTGGAGTTGTTGCTGCCGCGGTTGCTTGAGTTTTGCCGCATCCCATAGGCGCTTTAACGACCACCAGGGGCGCTTTTTCTGGTGTTGGTAATGGGCAGGCATTACCTAACCACTGCCCAGCTGGTGCCGTTAAATCAGCAGGTCTAAGCCAAGGTAGAACTGGAAGCGCAGCAACATTTGCAAGCGCTGCTTCAAAAGCCTCAACACCTATGGCATAAAGCAAATCATCAAGGCCGGTTTTATCGGTGTTAGGCAGTAAAGGCAGGCGGCAAATATCTGCTGTTGCATCAACTGATCGCAAAGCAACAGCTAAGGCACCAGCAGCAGCGCTAACTTTTGCGGCGGTTGATCGCTTGGCATCAGCATCAAAAACAATTTGCCAATGCCTGCCCAAACAGCTGAGCTGTTGCAATTCAGCAATCAGCTGGCTGCTGCCATCAGCTGCAACACGGCGCCCCATTTGGACGCCAGGCAATGCAACAGCTGCAAAACCAGCTGATACCGCAGCTAGTGCTTTTTTCCAACCTTCAGTAATGACAATCTTTAGCTTTGGTGTTTCGATTGCCCATTGCCAAAAGCCATTTAGAAGCACATCAGTAGAAGGAAATGGAAGATTTTGGCGCTTGCAAATTTCATGCCAGCACCGAAATGGAACTTGAGGCAAAAGCAACCCACCACCGTTTGGGTGTGCTGGCGGCGCTTCGTATTTGATGCGCTGCCCTTCAACGGCATACCAAACGCCTGAGCTGTCTTGCTTATGTTTTGCCCGTGGTTGGTTTGGTTTCCATTGGTCAAAAGGAGCAATGCCAGGAAGCGCTTCACTTAATGACCGCCAGCCGCCAGCTTCTAGGTGTTGGTAACGCTTGCCAAGGTTTATTAGTTTTGCGGCTAGGTAAGCGGGCTGGTTTTGCTGGTGTCCATTGCCTGCAATGCTGCCGGTTTGGATCTTTAGTCGGGCGTGGGCTATTAGTTCTGCACGTTCATCCTCCCAATGCCGATCAGTACCTGGGCCAAAGCTTTCACAATTTTGCTCGGCAACATCTTCCGCAATGGCGCTCTTTTTTAGTTCTTCCCAGTGATCAGGGTGAAGATAAAGGGGACCCAACAGATATGGATGAGCTGGTTTTGCTGGAGTGCCTGCTGCAATTGTTGGCACATAAACAGCTTCACGAGGGCAGGTTCCATATCCCTCCTCCCTTAATTCTTGGTAGGCCCTAATGCTTTGGTCTGATGCAAGAAAGGCCCTGACAACCTGGCCTTTTTCGTCATAAGTTGCGGCCCACCAATTTTCGCATTTTTCCCCAAGGTGCGTAAAGCCATAGCCGTAGGAATTAAGGTCTGCACCTGCTTTAACGTATTCCCTCAGCCATAGCGGAGCCTTTGATTGAGGCTTGAACCAACAGAGCTGAACCTCACGAGATATCGCTCCAGCGGTTTGCTGGTATTGAGAACTAGCAGGCCGTACAGATCGTTCAAAAGAGCTGCTGTCGCTAGAATGTTGGGGCTCCCAATTCAATAACGATTGATTTTGGTGGCCTGGGTTGATATGTTTCATCTGCAGGGTGCCTAGCCCTTGTTTGATTCAGTCCTTCTTTCCCTTTGCGCGGCATGAAGGCTGGTTTCTTTGACAAAGAAGGGTTTTCAGCTGGTAACTGAAAGCCCTTTTTTTTTGGTTTTGCTTTTATTGACCTTTTACGGTCGCAGATTCAAGAATTGCTCGGATTACATTTGACTGAGTTTTGTTTTCAGCCGCTGCAATTTGCTTGATTCGTTCTTGCGTATGTGTACGCACTCGAACGCTGATGCAATTGTTGTTAAGGGAATCGGGCTTGCGCATTGTTGGCAGAAAGTTGACTGCCTACGTAGTCTGAATGGCTGTTTTGATGTATGCAAGCTCGGCTTTCAGTAAGAGTCTATTTTTTTTGTTTCCACGTTGGCGGGAGTATGCTCCTAGATACGTCGTTGACAAATGGGGTAACGTATTGGCATAACAAGGTTTTGCCTTATGGCGCCAACTACTAAAACCGCCGCGGATGTGCCAATCCAAAAGCTGGCCGTTAGTTACCAGCGTGTCAGCACCAAGCATCAGGCCATAGATCGCAGCGGTATCGACCGCCAGGAGCAAGCCTTGCAGCATTGGTTAGTGCAGCATCCCGACTATGTGCTTGATGAACGGTTTCAAGACCTTGGCCTATCTGGTGCAGGCAAACACAAAACTGGCGCCTTTGGTCGTTTCCTTGAGCTAGGCGCTGCTGGCCGCTGGCCGCCAGGAACCTGTTTGGTTGTTGAGAGCTTCAGCCGGTTTAGCCGCGAGCCTTTAGATGACGCACTGCTGACGCTGATTCAGCTTGGAAAACTTGGCCTTTGTATCAGCTTCTGCGACTGGAATGGAGAGATTTTGAAGTCGCTGGATTCGGACCCCAGCACTCCGTACAAAATAATTGGTGCTCATAACCAAGCAAGACTGGAATTTGAAGCCAAGCGCGATAGGTCGCTAGGTGCTAGCACCAAAATGCGAACAGACCTAAAAGCTGGCCTTAAACCGTTTAAGTCGAGAACATCATCAAAGGCGCCTTACCCGTTCTGGCTTGATTTTGACGAAACGACTAATAAGTTTCAAACTAACAATCATGCTGATTGGGTAAAGCTGGCTTTTGAGTTATCAGAAACAATGGGTGCGGTAACAGTTACAAGGCACTTACAGGAACGTGGAGTAATGCAAATCAAAGACCCGAGCAAGCGAATATCACGTGCGACTATTGATAATTTATTGCGCAATCCTGCAGTTTATGGTGGGCGCGCTTTGTATAAAAAAACGGAAGGAAATGGCTACCATATAAAAACAGGTGAAGTTATAGAAGGTGTTTATCCGCCATTGATAACAAAGGAACAATTTGATGCTGTTCATCAAGCTATAGAATTAAGAGCAGTAAGGCTGGCCAGCATTTCAACCAAATGCTTAAGCAATCTTTTTCAAGGTAGGCTTTTTTGTTCCTGCTGTAATAGTGTTATTACTTTTTCAAGAACTGTAGCCAAGGCGCCTGATGGGTCAAAGAATTTCTATGATTACATTTGCTGCGGCACCAACAGAAAAGATAGAAAGGTTTGCACTAAAGCTAGGTTACGTTACAGGGAAGATATACTATTGGGCCGGTTACAGGATTTTCGTTGGAGTAACTACTTTAATGATGATAAGCAACAACTCCAACTGAATCAAGCAATACAAAACCAGCTTAAGGTAGAAGCTACCCGCGCTGATGCTAAACGCAACGTGCAACAGATAAAGGAACAGATAAGAGATTATTTGAAGCAGCAAAAGCTTGCTATTGCTGGCATGCTAGAAGATGACTTGCAGCGCGCTAATGACGAGCTAGCAAGGGCTGAAAAACTTGTTTCTGCTGCACAGGTGCAGGCTGATTTATTACGGCGCAAACCTACGGGTGCTGATGCAGCGGCAGCAATTCAAAAGCAAATAGCTGATTTTCTTGCCACCGACCGCAGCAAAGTAGAAAACCGCCAAGCTTTTAATCGCTGGCTACATAAGCAAGGAATTGTTTGTGTTATTGAACTTGAAACAGGTCGTTTTGAATTAGGCACCGGCACCGTTGCCGGTAATGGTGAATTGCAAGAATTAAATCAGGTGATGGACGATGCGGCACTGTTTGGCCTTGACCCTGCATCTATTCTTTGTGAGGCCAAAGCAGAAGTTTTTAAAGCTCATAAGGGAAGTTTCTTAAAAAGGTCTGATAACGGAAAAACAATTATGTTCCGTTGAACTAGAGCTAGAACCGCTTGGCGCAACACACCCACCAATAGGGGAACACTGGCGGCAGTTGCCACACTGCAATGCTCACCACTGGCTCGATTACAACCGAAACCTTCAGCGCTGCACTGCTGGGCCTGGAAGACCTAAGCCTGCGCATAACAGCAGCGGCCCTGCACGTTGCGGCTAATCCTGAAAAGCATCCCCGCCTGCGGTTAATGCTGGCCGATCTCTCGGAGGTGCTGCAGTGCGGCGAAGATGATTTGGGCTTGTATAAACAATAAAAAACCGCACATTGACTAGATGCGCGGCATCAACCTACCTACCATGGTGGGGTGGACTCCCCCTTAAAGTTTAGCCGCGCTTTCTGGTAACTCATCATCATCTGGCCGATGCCTAGCTTGTAACTTTGCCAGTGCTAATCTGTAGCTTGCCTTTTTAACCGCTTGAGGCTTTTTACCGGCCATTTGGGGTTAGTTATAAGGGTGCAAATACATGTTAGCTACGGCTGCCCTTACCAAATTCCCAATTCTCAAGTTTTGCCATCACACCATCCTTTGCATCAGTATTGAGAAAATCCTGCTGAAGCGGTTCAACATAATCCGCTCCGGTTCTTTCTGGCACCCAGCCATCCATCCATTTGCCTAATGACGGTGATCTTTTCCTGAACTTGCGGTTGCAAGGCAAGTTTTCTAGGAAGTTGATATAAGAACGGTCTATCAACATGATGCACCTTTTGATGTTTTGCACATTTTAGTGCCTTGCAACTTGCTATCTAATTTCCCTGGCCAGGTCGCACACCATTGCCACGGTTTGCCATTGCTCAGCACTCCACGGCGGTGGCCCCCAGTTAGGCCCCAGGTACTCAGCAGCTACCTGCTCCCAAGGTTTCTGGTATGGCCTGCCAGTAGCTTTCCAATCAGCTAATGCTGCGGTGTTAATAGCTGTTATTCGACCGGTTTCCGATTGTTTCAAATAAGCAGCCTTAATTCGGCCGTTTTTTATTGACTGCGCCACATTAGACCTGCTACAATCTACAATTCTAGAAAATTCAGCACAACTAACCCACATAATGTTAAGACCTTTCAAATGCTGACGCTAAAGGAATAAAGGGGTTCGAATTTACCCGTGACCGATAGATACAGGAAGAACCTAACATTTAGTGTAGCCCCCTTAAAGTATTACATAACAGCGGTAGGGTTTGTCTTAAATACCAGCGGCGTTTTTTGTTCTTTGTTATTACATAGATTGGCTTGCGGCCATGCACTGCAAGGCTGGCCTCCTGAGTAAGGGCAGCCATTGCGGTGCAGTCAAGCCGCAATAGGCGTTGCAACTGTTTGTCATTGACCGTGGCCGCCAGTGGCCACCAGTGGCTTAGTAATTCCATAGCACCCAGTTAGGTGGTGGGGTTATGTGTTCCTCAAATGGTCTTGGATGTGAGCGGCCCCAGTTGCGCAGGTTGTTTTCCATCTGTTGCAACTGCTGGAGTTCATAGCTGCTACCTGCTGCTAGCCATGGCCTTGGCTGCTTACGTCTTGTCATCGCCTTACACCTCGCAGCTTGTCTAGCTGGCGTGTTGCTTGCTCTAGAGGCCAGCAACCCTCCTGCTTAGGTAGTAATTGATTGAGTTGCTGCTGCTCTTCTTTTGTTACTTGCCAACAACGCTTAAAAGCCTCGGGTGTGATTGCACCTTGACCTGATAAAGCATTCATTAGTTAGACCCCAGAACCATTTGAGCTGGGTGCAGTGCTGCGATATCGCATAAGTTAAACAGTATCAACTCAGCGGCACCAGAAATGCTTTTGTTGTTGCTGAACCTATCTACTATTAACTGTGGCGCTCCCCAATACACACAGCGCAGCATTGTAGGGTCTACAAATATCACTTTGCCTTCAGTTATGTTGCGGGTGGAATAAATAGGGAAGCCAGCAACTCTATGCTTATCGGTATAGGTAACAGCTAATTCGCCGCCGTCTGCATCAATTTGCGTCTTTAGCAAGTTGGCAAGTGTTGACGGGTGGCACAAGAATACGCAACGGCTCAGGTCTGCATCAGCATCACCAGCGGTTTCAATCATGCCCACCAGTTCGGCATACGTTGGCACTGAGGCGGCAAATGCTTGAGTGCCTGCGCCGGTGGTATTAAGCAGGCCCAGGGGCTGGTTATTTGTACCGGTACCGGCGATAAAACCTGACTCAATTACTTGGGCAACTGCTGCTGATATTTCGCCTAGTACAGCCGATTCAAGGTCTATAGCTTGGAGTTGTAATCGACGGGATAAAACAATTCGGGCAGCAGCCATTCGCCCACTTGCATTAACACTTCGAACTGTGGGAAGACTTTCAGCAGGTGCCCCACCATCAGTTACCCATGCGCCACTACCAGCTACCCAAGCTGGCAAATCAACTGGGCCGGTTTGGCTTACCTCCAACCGCTGCGCTCCTAATTTCTCAAGCAATAGTTGGGGTCTAGCTGCTGCTGCAACCGCTTGAATTCCTGTTGGTATCAGGTTGCCACCTGCGCTTGCTATGCCTACACCTAAATCTCTGCAAAAGGTTTGAGTTGGCAAAAATGTTGCATCACTACCTCTAGGGCCAAATACTTTTTCATCTGGCTTGCGGAGGCTGTTGCTAATGCCTGCTTCATATCCGCGGCCATCACGGTCAGCAATAAGGCTTGCCAGTCGGTAGTGGCTTCCAGGGATTTTCATTGAAACGATATGTCGATACAATTATTCTAGCAACACATGTTTCCTCGTGTACCACCACTCCCGCTTCATCAGCACGGCGCAAGCCTGTTCAATTTTTAACTTGAGTCGAACAACTCTTTATCGAATGCGAAAAGAAGGCATCGCAAAAGTAATTACTCATTTTTTCTACAATGGCCCTTACATTATTTGGGATGCTGAAACCTTGGAGCATCTGCTGCGGTGTAGGTGATTACCAAACGTTTGGGCAGGCAACAGCCATTGGGGCCGCCATGGTGGCTAGCAGCGATTCAAGGGCATTTAGCTTTTCGCATATCGGCTTCTACCTTTTGAACCCTTTTCATTTCTTCAACCGCAAATTCTTCGCCAATGCCTTGACGAAGAAGGGAATACGTGTTTTCTCTTGCGTTTAGTTGAGCCCGGATCTGCTCGGAATTAGTGCCGCGTCTGGTGGCCATAAGGGCTTCCATCTCTGCCCTGTCGGTTGCCAATTTGATAAGAACGCTGCTTTCTAATCTTTTTTTAGCTTTCTCCATTGCATCACATTTCAGGTAATCCACTTCTATCTCTGGGGCTTTTGCTGGTGGCTTTTTTGTTGCTTGTGCCAAAGCAGGTCCACCCACCAGCAGCGCCAGCAGTAGGGCCTTAGGTAGGTGTTTCATCATTAGGCGGCAGGTGTGGGGATATTAGGTGGTTGAGCCCATGCGGCTGATAATTTCAACCAACTGGCGCGCAACCGTTTTGAAGCCAGTGGTGCTGGCTCAGATGCTGGCGTGGGGCTTTTTTCTTCCATATGTTCTTCTATATGGAAAAATTTAGCCCCACCTACATAAGTAGTCAGTTCAGCCAACCATTTATTAGCTAAAGCTTCACTTCTGATTCCTTGTGGTGTTGGTAATGGTCTGGCTTGATACACGTAAACATCGCGTTTATCGCCTGCCCTGTCTTTCAAGCGGCCTGTTGATGAACAACTCCACCCGATTGCACCTAAAAGTGTTTTAAGGGTGCCGCTTGCCCTTTTGCCTGGGCCTATCCCAAGTGCAGCAACTAATTGCCCTCTGTGTACCGTGGCTTTTCTATGTAGCTCAATAATTTCTGGATCATTAGCTGCAATAGCTTCACCTGCCTTAAATCGCTGTAACAGGTTTGGCAGTTGCATTGCTTTTAACGCTGCCAGTTTGTGGCCCATCGTTACCCGTGGCCGGTCGGGTTCAAATGGCATGCCCTTTGAATCAAGTGCAGCAATAGCGGCCTTATCGCGGCTTGGCAGCATTGCTTGTGCTTCTGGTGTTTCAAGTAGCCAGCGCATTTTTAGTTGCTCTAATAAGCCTTCCCTGTCAATTTTCAATAATTCATGGGTAAGTGCTTCTTGTTCAGGATGGCCCCATCTAGCTAGTAACTGGTGACGATCCAAAGCGCTTTTTTCTTCTGGGCTAAGTCGTTGCTTTTTAGATAGTGCCTTGGCTTCTTCATCGGTTAATGGTAGTGCATTTATTAGCTGTTCATCAGCTCCAACTTTATATTTATTCGATGCTATTTTGCATTCAGTAGCTTCTTGATCACCGGCTGGGAATGCTTCAAGATTGGGAGCCTGTAGTGCCCAGCCTTCATATACAAGTAGACCTGCAATTGATGCTGCATAAGCAAAGCGTTGTCTGTTGCGATAAGCGCCAAGTTCTGCCCACGCTTGGAGCCACGCACCTTCTGCATCACCAGCCACTAGCTGGCCATATAGAGGGTCAGCAATAGAGCGCAAATCTTTTATTAACTTGGCGGCATTTGTAGCGCCACTACCCACACGCATGGCAGCGCCAGGCGCCCGAATTGGTGCAAATATATAAGCAGGTACTTCAGGGCGCCTAACACGAGCTAGAGCCTGTGCAACGTGCTCTGGTGCAATGTGTCCGCCTGCATAGGCAATCACCGCAGCTGGCTCCCAAGTGTTAAAACTGATGCCACTTGATATAGCTGGTGTGCAATAAATTGCATCATATTTAGCGGCTTCGCTATCTGGTGCATTAACAATTGCAGCAGCAGCCTCTGGCCTAGTGCTATCAATAACTAATATGCGCGCATCTGGCTTGAGTTCTAGATGTAGTTGAGCAAGAATCAGGGCCGAATTACTGTATTCTCCTTGCTGTGCTGATGTCCAACATAGAAAGGGTTTTCCATCAGCAATTAAGTTGCCTAATTTGCCTTTAAAGGCTTTGCTAGCGCTTTGTGCAGTTTTATAGTCATTCGGTGCGAATAAAGGCCGGCCTTTCATTGGTTGATGCAGGCTTTCTACTATTAGGGCCCGTCTACCGCTTAAGCGCTCAAGCAACTCAACCGCCCAATTTGATAATTGAGCATCTAGGGCAATGATTTGGCGCATCCGTGACAATTGCTCTGCTGCGGTGCGTAATACTTCGGCCCTGCGTTTTGCCAATGCGGTGCCGGTGCTTAATAGCAGGTGCTCAACTGCTTGACACCATTCATCAACTACAAAAACACCTCCGCTATAGCTAGCCCCGCTGATGCGCAAGGCGGTATTTGGCGCCCAGCTATCCCAACAACCAGCTACACCCTGCTGGCGTTCAGGACTACCGGGTTTTGGGCACCACGGCACCCCGATTGCTTCTGATGCTGCTTGGCCTAGCGCTTTTCGGTGACTTGGCATCAATATCGGGACACCCTCTGCCATCAGTGGAGTTGTTGCTGCCGCGGTTGCTTGAGTTTTGCCGCATCCCATAGGCGCTTTAACGACCACCAGGGGCGCTTTTTCTGGTGTTGGTAATGGGCAGGCATTACCTAACCACTGCCCAGCTGGTGCCGTTAAATCAGCAGGTCTAAGCCAAGGTAGAACTGGAAGCGCAGCAACATTTGCAAGCGCTGCTTCAAAAGCCTCAACACCTATGGCATAAAGCAAATCATCAAGGCCGGTTTTATCGGTGTTAGGCAGTAAAGGCAGGCGGCAAATATCTGCTGTTGCATCAACTGATCGCAAAGCAACAGCTAAGGCACCAGCAGCAGCGCTAACTTTTGCGGCGGTTGATCGCTTGGCATCAGCATCAAAAACAATTTGCCAATGCCTGCCCAAACAGCTGAGCTGTTGCAATTCAGCAATCAGCTGGCTGCTGCCATCAGCTGCAACACGGCGCCCCATTTGGACGCCAGGCAATGCAACAGCTGCAAAACCAGCTGATACCGCAGCTAGTGCTTTTTTCCAACCTTCAGTAATGACAATCTTTAGCTTTGGTGTTTCGATTGCCCATTGCCAAAAGCCATTTAGAAGCACATCAGTAGAAGGAAATGGAAGATTTTGGCGCTTGCAAATTTCATGCCAGCACCGAAATGGAACTTGAGGCAAAAGCAACCCACCACCGTTTGGGTGTGCTGGCGGCGCTTCGTATTTGATGCGCTGCCCTTCAACGGCATACCAAACGCCTGAGCTGTCTTGCTTATGTTTTGCCCGTGGTTGGTTTGGTTTCCATTGGTCAAAAGGAGCAATGCCAGGAAGCGCTTCACTTAATGACCGCCAGCCGCCAGCTTCTAGGTGTTGGTAACGCTTGCCAAGGTTTATTAGTTTTGCGGCTAGGTAAGCGGGCTGGTTTTGCTGGTGTCCATTGCCTGCAATGCTGCCGGTTTGGATCTTTAGTCGGGCGTGGGCTATTAGTTCTGCACGTTCATCCTCCCAATGCCGATCAGTACCTGGGCCAAAGCTTTCACAATTTTGCTCGGCAACATCTTCCGCAATGGCGCTCTTTTTTAGTTCTTCCCAGTGATCAGGGTGAAGATAAAGGGGACCCAACAGATATGGATGAGCTGGTTTTGCTGGAGTGCCTGCTGCAATTGTTGGCACATAAACAGCTTCACGAGGGCAGGTTCCATATCCCTCCTCCCTTAATTCTTGGTAGGCCCTAATGCTTTGGTCTGATGCAAGAAAGGCCCTGACAACCTGGCCTTTTTCGTCATAAGTTGCGGCCCACCAATTTTCGCATTTTTCCCCAAGGTGCGTAAAGCCATAGCCGTAGGAATTAAGGTCTGCACCTGCTTTAACGTATTCCCTCAGCCATAGCGGAGCCTTTGATTGAGGCTTGAACCAACAGAGCTGAACCTCACGAGATATCGCTCCAGCGGTTTGCTGGTATTGAGAACTAGCAGGCCGTACAGATCGTTCAAAAGAGCTGCTGTCGCTAGAATGTTGGGGCTCCCAATTCAATAACGATTGATTTTGGTGGCCTGGGTTGATATGTTTCATCTGCAGGGTGCCTAGCCCTTGTTTGATTCAGTCCTTCTTTCCCTTTGCGCGGCATGAAGGCTGGTTTCTTTGACAAAGAAGGGTTTTCAGCTGGTAACTGAAAGCCCTTTTTTTTTGGTTTTGCTTTTATTGACCTTTTACGGTCGCAGATTCAAGAATTGCTCGGATTACATTTGACTGAGTTTTGTTTTCAGCCGCTGCAATTTGCTTGATTCGTTCTTGCGTATGTGTACGCACTCGAACGCTGATGCAATTGTTGTTAAGGGAATCGGGCTTGCGCATTGTTGGCAGAAAGTTGACTGCCTACGTAGTCTGAATGGCTGTTTTGATGTATGCAAGCTCGGCTTTCAGTAAGAGTCTATTTTTTTTGTTTCCACGTTGGCGGGAGTATGCTCCTAGATACGTCGTTGACAAATGGGGTAACGTATTGGCATAACAAGGTTTTGCCTTATGGCGCCAACTACTAAAACCGCCGCGGATGTGCCAATCCAAAAGCTGGCCGTTAGTTACCAGCGTGTCAGCACCAAGCATCAGGCCATAGATCGCAGCGGTATCGACCGCCAGGAGCAAGCCTTGCAGCATTGGTTAGTGCAGCATCCCGACTATGTGCTTGATGAACGGTTTCAAGACCTTGGCCTATCTGGTGCAGGCAAACACAAAACTGGCGCCTTTGGTCGTTTCCTTGAGCTAGGCGCTGCTGGCCGCTGGCCGCCAGGAACCTGTTTGGTTGTTGAGAGCTTCAGCCGGTTTAGCCGCGAGCCTTTAGATGACGCACTGCTGACGCTGATTCAGCTTGGAAAACTTGGCCTTTGTATCAGCTTCTGCGACTGGAATGGAGAGATTTTGAAGTCGCTGGATTCGGACCCCAGCACTCCGTACAAAATAATTGGTGCTCATAACCAAGCAAGACTGGAATTTGAAGCCAAGCGCGATAGGTCGCTAGGTGCTAGCACCAAAATGCGAACAGACCTAAAAGCTGGCCTTAAACCGTTTAAGTCGAGAACATCATCAAAGGCGCCTTACCCGTTCTGGCTTGATTTTGACGAAACGACTAATAAGTTTCAAACTAACAATCATGCTGATTGGGTAAAGCTGGCTTTTGAGTTATCAGAAACAATGGGTGCGGTAACAGTTACAAGGCACTTACAGGAACGTGGAGTAATGCAAATCAAAGACCCGAGCAAGCGAATATCACGTGCGACTATTGATAATTTATTGCGCAATCCTGCAGTTTATGGTGGGCGCGCTTTGTATAAAAAAACGGAAGGAAATGGCTACCATATAAAAACAGGTGAAGTTATAGAAGGTGTTTATCCGCCATTGATAACAAAGGAACAATTTGATGCTGTTCATCAAGCTATAGAATTAAGAGCAGTAAGGCTGGCCAGCATTTCAACCAAATGCTTAAGCAATCTTTTTCAAGGTAGGCTTTTTTGTTCCTGCTGTAATAGTGTTATTACTTTTTCAAGAACTGTAGCCAAGGCGCCTGATGGGTCAAAGAATTTCTATGATTACATTTGCTGCGGCACCAACAGAAAAGATAGAAAGGTTTGCACTAAAGCTAGGTTACGTTACAGGGAAGATATACTATTGGGCCGGTTACAGGATTTTCGTTGGAGTAACTACTTTAATGATGATAAGCAACAACTCCAACTGAATCAAGCAATACAAAACCAGCTTAAGGTAGAAGCTACCCGCGCTGATGCTAAACGCAACGTGCAACAGATAAAGGAACAGATAAGAGATTATTTGAAGCAGCAAAAGCTTGCTATTGCTGGCATGCTAGAAGATGACTTGCAGCGCGCTAATGACGAGCTAGCAAGGGCTGAAAAACTTGTTTCTGCTGCACAGGTGCAGGCTGATTTATTACGGCGCAAACCTACGGGTGCTGATGCAGCGGCAGCAATTCAAAAGCAAATAGCTGATTTTCTTGCCACCGACCGCAGCAAAGTAGAAAACCGCCAAGCTTTTAATCGCTGGCTACATAAGCAAGGAATTGTTTGTGTTATTGAACTTGAAACAGGTCGTTTTGAATTAGGCACCGGCACCGTTGCCGGTAATGGTGAATTGCAAGAATTAAATCAGGTGATGGACGATGCGGCACTGTTTGGCCTTGACCCTGCATCTATTCTTTGTGAGGCCAAAGCAGAAGTTTTTAAAGCTCATAAGGGAAGTTTCTTAAAAAGGTCTGATAACGGAAAAACAATTATGTTCCGTTGAACTAGAGCTAGAACCGCTTGGCGCAACACACCCACCAATAGGGGAACACTGGCGGCAGTTGCCACACTGCAATGCTCACCACTGGCTCGATTACAACCGAAACCTTCAGCGCTGCACTGCTGGGCCTGGAAGACCTAAGCCTGCGCATAACAGCAGCGGCCCTGCACGTTGCGGCTAATCCTGAAAAGCATCCCCGCCTGCGGTTAATGCTGGCCGATCTCTCGGAGGTGCTGCAGTGCGGCGAAGATGATTTGGGCTTGTATAAACAATAAAAAACCGCACATTGACTAGATGCGCGGCATCAACCTACCTACCATGGTGGGGTGGACTCCCCCTTAAAGTTTAGCCGCGCTTTCTGGTAACTCATCATCATCTGGCCGATGCCTAGCTTGTAACTTTGCCAGTGCTAATCTGTAGCTTGCCTTTTTAACCGCTTGAGGCTTTTTACCGGCCATTTGGGGTTAGTTATAAGGGTGCAAATACATGTTAGCTACGGCTGCCCTTACCAAATTCCCAATTCTCAAGTTTTGCCATCACACCATCCTTTGCATCAGTATTGAGAAAATCCTGCTGAAGCGGTTCAACATAATCCGCTCCGGTTCTTTCTGGCACCCAGCCATCCATCCATTTGCCTAATGACGGTGATCTTTTCCTGAACTTGCGGTTGCAAGGCAAGTTTTCTAGGAAGTTGATATAAGAACGGTCTATCAACATGATGCACCTTTTGCTTTTTTGCATAATGTAATCGCTACACCCATTGGTAAAGATCCATCAGACCTGATTTTGCTTTTGCTTACATCAGTGGTAATAAGTTCAGCAAATCTCACCCGCTGTTGATCAGTTAATTTCATTGCATTAGCAACTGTTTGAACATCAATAAAGCCTTGGCTTTGCAAATTAAGTTCATTCATGATGGTTGGATAAGAGAAAAAGGGCAAGCTCCTCAGTTCTTGCCCCAGAACTGTGGACCGGATGCGCTGGCTTAAGCCGAGCCAACGCAAACGCTTTGTTGATACAAGCAAACAAAATCCACTGCATTCAATACATTCACCACCGTTTCACCGCTTAGGGCGCCGGTATAGGGATCGACAATTACTTGAGAAGCACCGAAATAAACGATCCGGCTAAATGAAGGATCGACTGCGATAACCTTATCTTCAATCACTGCAGTTGAGATAAATACTGGCCTTCCATTAATTCTATAACCATCGTTAAAACTCAGCACAGTGTCGCTCCCATTAGCACTCACTAAAGACTGCATAAGATCTGCAGCGGTGCTGGGGTGCAGCAGATAAACCACCTTATTCACATCAACATCAGCATCGCCAAGCTTCTCCAACATCAGTGCTAACTCAGCATTAGTGGGCGTTGCTGCTGCGAAACTTTGGCTTAATTTTGCTGGGAGATTAAGTAGCCCAAGCGGCTCAGAGCCAGTGCCACTGCCTGCAATACAACCTTTTTCAATTAAGGCTGCAACAGCCCTACCAACTTCGCTTAAGACAACCCCCTCAATATCTTGACCTAAAAGCTGCAATCGGCGGCTATATGCAAGCCTTGCCGCTGCCATCCGTGGTGTGCCATCCACACTGGTGATGGTTGTATTTGATAAGGATGGATATTGACCATTTTCTGCAATCCAGCCTGCTGCAGCACCAACAAAGCGAGGGAGGGTTATGTTTTCACCAATCACCTCTAAACGTGTAACTCCTGCCATTTCTAGGATCGTTATTGGGCGAACAGATTCACTAACTTTCAGGACTGAAGTTGCAATTAGATCACCACCGCTGCTGGCGGGGCTGCTAAGTAAATCGCGCACCATTCTTTCTGGTGGGATAAACGCGCCGTGCTCGCGTTTGCTTACCCTTAAATTCTGCTGAAATAATTTGCCGCAGCGTTCTGATAGACCCAATTCCCATGTCGCTTCTCGACTCATCTGTTGTTTTAATAATGATGTAATCAGTTGACTAAAGCTATAAGGCTTTGGAGAGGTGCTCATTGATTTGGAATTAGATTTAGGCTTACTATGCCCGCCGCTAACATGAATACAACCACTATGTTTTTCTATGTTTGCCAGTTATTGGATCACAGCTCCGGAGTTTAGAGCTGAACTGGGTATTAGCCGGACAACACAATGGAAACTTATCAAGCATGGCTACTTGCGCCCTTCAGTGCATTTTTTTCGAGCTGGTATCGGCTCTCGAGCCCCGCTGCGCTTCAATTTGCCCGCTTGCTTGCTGGCATTGCAGATATACACTCAAGAATAGTTGCCGCCGTACTTAATCCTTGCTACAATTTTGCACTAGCAGTAGCGCAATGAATAAGTTTAGGTGATCCAATGAGTGATTCCTATTAACCAGGCTAATGCTATTTGATATCCAACGCTAGCTGAGAAGTGGGGTTCGAAATTACCCGTGACCGATAACACCAGGAAGGACCCAGTTTTCTCATTAATGCTATAATTAACCAACCATTTTAATTGAGTTGACTAATCTTTGGCTTGACAATGTTGGCAGTACAGAGATGGCTAGGTT